TCTAGCCCGTGACCCTGCCGAGACGGTAGCGTGGCTTCAGGCGCGGCTGACAACGACCCAAAAACCCTGACCCATCAATTGGTGATGTTGAAGGGCGTGAATATGAAACCGCGTACAGAGCCGGGGGAGCCACCAGCGTGCAGGTTCCTGGATGAGGTGGGCATTGCGCCCGTCAGATAGCACCTTGACCGCTGCCCCTGTGTGGATGCTGAAGAAGCCCAGTTTCGGCATGATGCGAACAAGGTCGTCCAACACAGCGTCGAGGCAGGCGGGTTCGATGTGTTCTAGCACATCAATGCAGCAAACCATGTCAGCCTCAACTGGCAACCCATACTCCGGGAAAGCCGGGTCATAGGGGTAATAAGTCAAGTCCAGCCCTGCGCCTTGTAGCGTGGTCTGGAGGTGTTTCTTGCCTGCCCCGTAGTCGCTGATTGACTTAATCCCGTTGTCCACCGCTAGTTTGGCGACAAGGGGCGCAAAGGCGATGGATGCCACGCCATAAGCGGGATTCATGTGCAGTTCGACCTGCTGGGCGCGGTAACCCTCGGAAATGGTGTCCATACCTCAGTTTACCCCGGTGAAAAGAAAGTTGCAGGGGGGTGTTGACAGGTAGGGCGGGATGCCCTATAGTTCATCCATACCAGCACGGTGCTGGTTCCACAGATAGGAAACTAATCATGAAACCGAAAAAAATAGAAGTGTTTGCCGCAGGGGGACGCGCTACGGCGCGTATGACTCGCCGCGATTCAGATGTTTACGAGGCTTTGACTCGCGCCGCAATTCGGTTGCACCCCAATATGGGCGCACGGGGCTGCTCATGGCATTCTGATGGATGGATGGAGCATACAGATGGGCAGGTTGTTCGTTGTTATCTGGGCACGGTGACGGGCGCTCCGGTGTCGCGTCGGCTCGGAGGAGGGGTTCCTGTGTTGGTTGAGAATGTACGCGGCTACGTCACAATACCCGCGCAGGCAACGGGCGGCACCGCATGACTGCCGCTTGTTTTCGCGCCTCCCTTGCTCGCGCTGGACTTACACAGCGCGGTGCAGCAAGAGCACTTGGAATTAACGAACGCACGGTGCGCCGATACGCAGCCGGAACGCCTATCCCGCGTGTGGTGTGGCTGGCGTTAGAAAGGCTTGCGTTGTCACCTTGACGGGTCTAACATTTTCTTTATGCCTCGCCCTGCGCCATCACGGGTTGCCGCCGCGCTCGACTACTTGGAGCGCCTCAAGAGCCAAGCCGCTGACTTCGGTGGCGGGGTAGTCGATACCCTCGGTGACCGCGCACGGGATGTCGGTGGACTTGCATACGAGGCTCTGACAAGCGACCCGAGCATGGGGCGCATGACGACGGCAGAGTTCTCCCAAGCCGCTGACCGCCCGACCCCTCGCTTAGACCAAGCCGCCCAAGACCTCGGCACCATCGGCAGGGCAATCGTCACGCAGCCCATTCAGACGGGCAAGGCTCTCGTGCAGGGCGAGATAGAGCGCGCACAGGGTGCATTTGACAGCCCCCGTGCTGCCGGTGAGTACGCAGGGTCGATGGTTGACCCTATGCGGTTGGCTGCCGCGCTACGCAAAACCGCCCCTATTGCTGAACTAGATGTGTACCACGGTACACCGCATCGGTTCCCCGGCACGGAGGAGAACCCACTAGGGGAGTTTGACGCATCCAGAATAGGCACAGGCGAGGGGGCGCAGGCGTATGGGCGGGGGGTTTACCTTGCCGAATCGCCGAAGGTTGCTCGTGGGTATGCAACACAAATTCCTTACAGAAATTTTGAGAAAAAAGTTTCTGAAATTTATAGTGAACATGACTCGCCTGATGATGCAATAAAGGCATTAAAGGACGCAGGGCTTTCAACCCAAGAGTTGCGCGTTGTTCAAGCTTTGCAAAACGACGATTTTTTAGGGTTTGATTATCCGCATCAAGCATTAAGAGCCGCGCTTAAAGAGCCGGACAATTTTGATTTAAGCCCTGAAACAAAATTAGCAATGCAAGACCTTTCTTCCCTCTACAAAGCCGACCTCCCCGACGACATGATTGACCGTATGCTGGATTACGATAAACCGTTCAATCAACAGTCGCCAAACGCTCAAAAAGCAATTAAAGACGCACTTGAAGTTAGAAAACGTCAAACGGGCGGTTATGGGCTTTTTGATTCGCTTGAAAAAAGCAGCATTAAAGATTTAGTAGGGTCTATTGGCGAAGAACGTTTGCGGCAAGCCGGCATCCCCGGTATCCGTTACCTAGATGCAGGCAGTCGCGGCAATAAGGGCGATGGAACGCGCAACTTCGTCGTGTTCCCCGGTGAGGAGAAGAAGGTCAAGATACTTAAGCGGGATTAACAGGTTGATGCGGCACTGTAAACAGAAGTAAACTGTCGTAATGGAACTTGAGAACATTGCGGTAAGTGAGTTAGTCCCGTTCGCGAAAAACAGCCGAACACATGACGATGCTCAAGTAGCCCAAATTGCCGCAAGCATCCGCGAGTTTGGGTTTACTAACCCCGTCCTCATAGACGAGGTTAACGGCATCATTGCCGGACACGGGCGCGTCATGGCTGCTCGTAAACTGAAATTAACCGAAGTCCCCTGTATTCGGCTATCGCATCTATCTGAATCCCAGAAGCGTGCATATATCATTGCCGATAATAAACTTGCGTTAAACGCCGGTTGGGACAATGCCATGCTTAAACTGGAGTTGGCTGACCTCAAAGCATTGGACTTTGACCTAGACCTAACGGGTTTCAACACGGACGAGATAGACGCCCTATTAGCCGATGAAGGCACCAAAGGGCTAACTGACCCAGACGATACGCCAGAACCGCCTGTAGAGCCTGTCACGCGATTGGGCGACATATGGTTGTGCGGGGAACACCTAGTGATGTGCGGTTCCAGTCTAGAAATGACTGCAATGGAGCAATTATGCGGAAAACAACGGGTGGATATGCTGTTAACCGACCCGCCATACAATGTTGCATACACTGGCGGAACAAAAGATGCGCTGACAATTAAAAATGACAGCATGACTGACGAGTCTTTCCGCGCTTTTTTGCGAGACGCTTTTGTAACGGCTGACGCGGTTATGAAGCCGGGTGCCGTGTTTTACGTTTGGCACGGTGATTCGGAGGGGTATAATTTTCGCGGGGCGTGCAAAGACGCAGGCTGGCAAGTACGCCAGTGTTTAATTTGGCAGAAAAATAGCCTAGTCATGGGGCGGCAAGATTACCATTGGCAACACGAGCCATGTTTGTATGGTTGGAAGGACGGTGCAGGTCATTTGTGGGCGTCTGACCGTAAGCAAACCACGTTAATGAAATTCGACCGTCCTAGCCGCAGCGAAAGTCACCCTACGATGAAGCCTGTTGCGCTGTTTGAGTACCAAATGCTCAACAACACAAAGGGCGGGGATATTGTTCTGGATTCTTTCGGCGGTAGCGGAACAACCCTAATTGCAGCCGAAAAGAACGGACGTATTGCTCGAATTATGGAGTTAGACCCAAAGTACGTTGATGTTATTGTTAAGCGGTGGGAAAACTTCACAGGCGAAAAAGCAGTGCTTGAGTTAAAAAGTGAACCCTTTAAGGTTACAGTATGAAAAGCCGCCGCAAACAACAAACTACTAGTCAGCGTACTGGTCAACTCAAGCAAGGAGAACAAGGAGAAGGCGGCGGTCGCCCACGCTTTGAAATTGACCACGAAGCGGTAAAGAAACTAGCGGGTATCCAATGTACGCAAGTAGAAATTGCCGCATGGCTTGGATGCCACGTTAACACCTTGTTAAATGACGAGAAGTTTTTAGAGATTTATAAAAGCGGTATAGAGAACGGCAGGATGTCCCTTCGCCGTCACCAATGGCGTGCGCTTGAAGATGGCAACACAACTATGTTGGTGTGGCTTGGCAAGCAGTACCTTGGGCAACGCGATAAAAACGAGTTAACGGGCGCTGACGGCAAAGACCTGACGATTACATGGCTGCCTCCGCAGTAACTATCCCGTATGCCCCTCGTCGGGTGTTCTTGCCGTTCCATGAGCGAACGAAACGGTGGGCTTGTCTTGTGGCGCATCGTCGCGCTGGTAAAACAGTAGCGGCGGTTAACGACATTGTGCGTGCTGCCGTTTTTTCTAAAAGCCAAAACCCTTTGTATGCGTACATTGCGCCGTATAGGTCGCAGGCCAAAGCCGTAGCGTGGGACTATTTTAAGTATTACGCTCGACCTGTAACGCGGGAAATTAACGAGTCTGAACTTGTTTTAGAATTGGTTAACGGTGCAAAAATACGATTGTTTGGCGCCGATAACGCAGACGCCATGCGTGGTCTTGGTTTTGATGGCGTTTACATGGACGAGTATGGCGACTTTAAGCCCTCGGTGTTCGGTAGCGTAATTCGCCCTGCAATGTCAGACAAAGGCGCATGGGGCGTTATGGCGGGAACTCCAAAGGGGCGCAATCAGTTTCATGACATTTACCAGACCGCGCAACGGATACCCGATGAATGGTTTCTGTTGCGCCTACCGGCTAGCGACTCGGGTTTGCTGCCGCAGGGTGAACTAAACGCGGCAAAGGCGCAGTTGTCTGAAGACCAATATCTCCAAGAGTACGAATGCAGTTTTGAGGCGGCCATTATTGGCGCGTTTTTTGGCACAGAAATGCGATTGGCAGAGCCGCGTATTAACGAGCGTGTAGTCTTTACGGAGGGGTATCCGGTACATACCGC